ACTGATGGCGGGGCTACTTACAATGCTGGTACTGGTACTTTAACTGCGACTGCTTTTGCTGGTGCTTTGACAGGTAATGTGACTGGTGATACTTCGGGTTCGTCTGGTTCCTGCACGGGGAACGCCGCTACGGCTACTTCGGCGGGTGTTGTGACAACTGCCGCTCAGAGTAACATCACTTCGCTTGGTGCTTTAACTGGATTGACGATTGGTTCGGATGGTTCCGGCGGGGATGTAACTTTTCATTCTGATACTGCTGGTGACGCTTTCTTATGGGATTCAAGTGCTGAATCTTTGACGATAACAGGAACTAACGCCCAGACCGCTTTGGCTGTCGCTGACGGTAATGTGACTATGGCTGATGATCTTACTGTGACAGGTGGTATTGTCGGCGGGAGTGTAGTAGCTCCTATAGCTTTTAATGCTCAGACCGGGACGACTTACACTTTCGTGATCGGGGACGCTGGTAAGCTTGTTACTTCTTCTAACGGTTCTGCTCAAACGTTTACGGTTCCTCCGAACTCAGGGGTTGCTTTTGTTGTTGGTACTCAGATCATTGTTCAGAACATTGGTTCTGCTAACTGCACTTTGGCTCAAGGGTCGGGCGTGACGATAACGTCTGTTGATTCCTCGAAAGAGATCGACGGTCAATACGCTTCTGCATGTTTGATTAAAACTGCTACTGATACTTGGACACTTATTGGTAAGCTAGCTTAATAAAGGGGGCTTAAAATGTCTTTTAACCCACTTATTATAGGGTCGATACAAGAATCAGGTGCAGGCAGTTTTGAGCCTACATTCACAGGTTCTCCGTCTGATAATACTTACACAGATGGTGGTACCACTTATCGGGCTTTAACTTGGACTGGTTCAGGGTCGTTAACTTTTCCAGCGGATAACGCCGCTCAGTATTTGATTGTTGCCGCTGGAGGCGGTGGTGCATACATAGATTGTGGCGGTGGTGGAGGCGCTGGCGGTATGTTAGAAGGTTCCGCAACGATTACCGCTGGGACTTTAACAATTACGATCCCTTCAGGGGGTGCGTCGGGAAATGGGGTTACCTTAAGAGGGTCTGATGGGGGAAACGCGTCTCTTGGTTCGACAAGTTGCACAGGTGGCGGTGGCGGTGGCCACTATAGTGCCGCTACAAGCTGGAACCCTAATGGGTACAACGGCGGGTCTGGTGGGGGTGGTTCTTTTGGCTCTGCGGGTGTAGTCACTTCGGGTGGTACTGGAATTGTTGGACAAGGCAACGCTGGCGGTGGCGGTCAAATTTGGGTTTACAAATCCGCTGGTGGCGGTGGCGGTAAAGGTGGCGTTGGTCAGGCAGGTAATGGTGGTCTTGGTGGCGCATGGCCGGGTGACGGCGGCGATGCAGGTACAAGTACTTACAGTACAGGCGCTACTGGTGTGTATTCAGGTGGCGGCGGTGGCGGGTGGAATGCCGGTCACGGCTCGAATGTAGGAGATGGTGGAGCTTCGGGTGGCACCCAATCGGGTGGGGATGGAGGACATGCGGCGATTGCGGCGCAACATGGGCAGACTCACGGCGGTGGTGGCGGTGGTGCTGGTTTTGGCGCTTCGTCAGCTCCGGGTAATGGATACCAAGGTTTAGTTGTTGTCAGGTGGGCTGTGTAATGGCTAACTTCGCTGAACTAGACGAAAACAACATAGTCGTTAATGTGCTTGTAGTTAGTAATGATATTTTAGAAACTAAACAGATTTTAACTACGGGAGAAGTTATTACTGAGAATAGCCAAAAAGGTATTGACTTTTTAAATGACCTTTACCCAAATTCTGGGACTTGGATTCAAACTTCTTATAACAACAATATTCGTTTCAATTACGCAGGAGTAGGTTACATATATGATGCTGAGAATGATGCTTTTCACACATCAGAACCTTACCCTTCGTGGACTTTAGATGAAAATTTTAGATGGCAACCACCAACTCCGATGCCTGACGACGGCAAGTTGTATGAATGGAATGAAGAAACACAAACATGGGATGAAGCATGAGTTTTAATCCTTTACTAATCGGCTCGATACAAGAATCCGGTGCAGGTGGTTTCCTAGCCACAGGTGGTACAGAAACAACCCACGGCAGCTACAAGGTCCACACTTTTCTCTCTAGTGCCAACTTCGTGATCGTTTCAGGAGAGGCACCTGAACTTCGCATTCTGATCGTCGCAGGCGGCGGTTCCGGTCCACATGAGCCGGACGGCGCTGGTGGCGGGGCAGGCGGGATGTTTACCCAAACTGTCGGTGCCGGTCTTACCGCTAGTACCAACGCGGTGGTTGTCGGAGCGGGCGGAGCTGGTAATTCATCTGGTAGTGGGGCGGGAAACCACGGTGTTGACTCAGATATCACCATCGGCGGTTCGACCTACACTGCTGTGGGAGGAGGCGCAGGCATCCTCGGATACACCTCCACTGTGGACGGCGGCTCAGGCGCTGGCGGTTCATCATCGGGTTGGTCAAATTACGACGGGGGTGTTGGCACAGCAGGTCAAGGCAACGCCGGTGGCGGTCCCGGAGTTGGGTCTGTGGGCGGTGCGGGCTACGAAAAGGCTGGCGGAGGCGGAGGCGGAAAAGGCGCTGTTGGTACACAGGGCTCGATTGGAGCCAGTACTTATGGTGGGAACGGCGGAGTCGGATTAACGAACAGTTACCGCACTGGGTCCAGTGTTTACTATGCGGGAGGCGGAGGCGGCGCTTGTCGAAACGTGTGGTACGGCAACTTGCAACCAACGACCAAAGGGACTGGTGGCAACGGTGGCGGAGCGGACGGCACCTACTGGAGTAGCACCAATGTTCAGGTGGCATCTGGCACGGGTGATGCCAACTCCGGCGGTGGAGGCGCTTCCGGTGGCGGTAGCGGTCCGGGCTATGGAGCCGCCGGTTCGGGAATCGTCGTCATAAGGTACTACGTTTAATCATGGCTCATTTCGCATTGGTAGATGATAACAATACCGTTACAACAGTTTTAGTGGTCGGCAATGAGGTCACGACAAACGATGAAGGCGTGGAAAAAGAACAACTAGGAATCGATTTTCTTAAAGATTTACTACCTGATCGGGAAGGGACATGGGTCCAAACCTCCTACTGGGGGTCAATACGTAACAAGTTTGCCGCTATTGGAGACACCTACGACGAGGCGCTTGAAGCCTTCGTCCCACTACAGCCCTACCCATCTTGGGTGACCTTGAATACCTCGGTCTCGCCATTCCAATGGGAGGCACCAGTTGAACGACCCGATAGCGGTCATAACTGGGATGAAGATACCCAGACATGGATTCAACCAGAGCAACCCTTCCCATCATGGATATGGAGCGACGACGGTTGGTGGTTACCACCGATTACATATCCCGGTGAGGGTCCGCGTACCGCTCCCTTCTACGACTGGAACGAAGAGACACAAGCATGGGATGAGATCGAATAATGGCTGTTGATTATAGGATTAGTACAGACTACAGATCACCTACCCACAACTATTCACGGCACGTATTCGGCGACGAAAAAACACAAGGTTACAGAAGCGACTGGGATTACCGGAAAACTTTACAAACTTATACAGGTAGAACCAATCATCCTATAGCGGCGGCTATAACAAGCACTGCTTCTATAGTCACAGCTATTGATATGGAAAGCGCTTTAAGTACGTCGCTTTCTTCTTCAGCTTCGATAACAGCCGTTATCGTAGAGGAAGCTTCTATAGCTTCAGCAATTTCGGGTTCTGCTTCTGTAAGTACAGCTATTAAGTTTGAGGCTTTCATTGCTTCTGCTTTGACAGCGACAGGTTCAGAGGTAACGGTTCTTATTGAAGAGGCTTCTATAGCGTCTGCTCTTACGGCAACGGCGACTGTTTCAGCGGCGATTGTTCACGATCAGCCTATAACATCTTCGCTTTCAGCGGTGTTATCGACAGCTACTCTTATCATTGAGGAAGCTTTAATAGCGGCGGCTTTAACTTCGACTGCTAGTGTGACTACTGTCATTCGGTTAAAATTCCCTAATCCTGCTGTCACCCTCTCGAAATCTTTACATCATAATGTTACTCTTGAAGTAACGTCTTAGGAGATTTAATGGCAACATACGATAACGGAGATCAGGTACGTGTAACTGGGAATTTCACAACTGCGGGAACACTAGCTGACCCTACAGGAGATGCGGCAGGTGTAACTATTACTTGGCGTAAACCTTCAGGTGGGACAGATGCTACGCCTTCGGCTACAAAAGGTTCAACAGGTGTCTATTATGTTGATCTAACTTTAGCTGAAGCAGGTGTTCATACAGTAAAATTCCAAGGGGATGAAGGAGTTATAGCGGCGAGTATTGTAGAGTTGGAAGTACAACCGTCAGTATTCGATTAAATGGCTAACGCATCAAAAGACAAAGGCATCCTTAACAGGAAAGTATTCTTAGAATCATTAGAGAATAATGGTAAAGTCGGTGATGCTCTTATAGCTACTGGGGTGACACGATCCGCTTACGAGAAGTGGAGGCAAAGATTCCCAGACTTTGCCGCAAAAGCTGATGCTATACGACTTAACTTCCATAATGAGAAACCTGATAAGGAAGTACCAGCATTTGAACATTTCAGGAATGAATACTTCGGGCATATGTCCCCATGGTTTCATCTACGCGCTATAGACGCATACGAAAACACACCCTCTGGAAACATTACACTTATCCTTTGGCCACCTGAACACGGCAAAACAACACTTGCTGAGGATTACTTCTGTTACAAACTTGCAACAAACCCTCAGTTTCGTATCACAGTAGGTTCAGAGGGACAGGATATGGCTAGGAAAATCCTTGGTCGTATCCGTACCCGTATGGAACCAACTGGTCCATTCCCGTTGTATGTAGCAAAATATGGTCCTTTTGTCCCACAGAATGCGTCTGGTAGAAAAACTGCACAAGCATGGGGAGCGGATTATTTTAATGTATACAAAAAGTCTGCACACGATGAGCGTGACTATTCGATGGTTTCTTTAGGGTGGCGATCAAAAATCGCTGGTACACGTACCGACCATCTACACATTGATGATATCCAGTCTCGTGTGTCGCTGAACCTAACCGAACAGATGTTCGAGATTTTCCGACAAGACTGGTTGACCCGTCCGGGAGAGAGTGGTCGTACAAGCATTAACGGTACTCGTGTAGGTGAAGACGATTTCTATCAGAGGATCATGACTGAAATAGATGAAGACATTCTCAGAGTCATCCGTTTCCCTGCCATAGTACAAAACGGCGACGATGATCCTGAACCTTTGTGGCCTGAAATGTTTTCTATGGAAGCTCTCGACAGGATTAGACGCAAGGTTGGTGAAGAAGCATGGTCGCGTAACTACATGCAGGAACCTACAAGTTCTTTAGCGGCGACGTTTGATGATGAGTCTATTAAGAAATGTTTGAATCCGTTACGTTCCACGTTGCATGATCCTCCTAAAGACTGCACTGTTTACATCGGTGTTGACCCTGCGTTGGGTGGAATGAATTGTGTCATGGCGGCTACACCTCATGAAGGTAAGTTGAAGATACTTTTCTTACGTGAGGATCAGGGATTAACTAGAAACGAGCAGATACTTCAGGTAGTGGAGGAAGCAGTTTTACGCTGTCAGAAGAACGGTGCGTCTGTATCTGATGTGGTTATTGAAGCGATGGTGTTTCAGAAAGGGTTGTCTCGTGATGAACGTCTCATTGAGATGACTGACCGTTATGGGTTCAGAGTCAGAGAACATTTGACAGGTATAAACAAATATGATGAATCTATTGGGATACCTTCTATGGCTTTGTCGTTCATGCGCGGGGAGATAGACATAGCTTACGCTGATGATCCTGTTACTAGGCATCAAGCTGATGAGCTTATAAGACAGCTTAAATCATGGCGACCTCTGGTAAGGGGTACGAAATTGAGGCAAGATAGGGTGATGGCGTTATGGTTTATATGGATTCTTTGGAGGCAAAGAAAGCAAGCTTTTGCTGTAGACTCTTCACAATTTAACTTTAACGCACTACCTTATAATAAGACACGTTCTAAAATTGGAGCATATTAGTGGCGTATTCTTTTGAGGAAATAGTCGGGATAGTCCGACAGAGACAAGACATTCAGTCGCCTTTGTTATCAAAGATGATTGATATTAAAGAAAGGTATAACGGCGATTATGTTATACCTATTCCTTCTATGGA